CATTGCTGGATTAACTGACGATAGAGGATTAAAAATTGCTCTAAATGGTCAAAAGTTAATCATTCCAGTAAATCTTCAGTTCACTGCTGAAAGACTGATGAAATCTGGTCAAAGAACAGGTACTTCTGATAATGATATCAATGCTGTAGGTAGCATGGGAATGATTCCTCAAGGTTATGTAGTAAATAACTACTTAACTGACACAGACGCATTCTTTATCAAAACTGATGCACCTAACGGATTAAAACACTTCCAAAGAGCGCCAATTTCCACTAAGATGGAAGGCGATTTTGAAACTGGAAACGTTAGATACAAATCTAGAGAGAGATACTCATTCGGGTTCTCTGACTTTAGAGGTATCTTTGGTTCTCCGGGAGCATAATTACTCTTAACTTGTGGGGGCATTGTCCCCCACATGACAACTAGGATAACTGGTTATACTGACTGCCCTAGCAGACGCTCGTAGAGACAGTATGACTTTACTTACGAGGTAAAAATGGCTAATTCAACTTTTAGCGGTCCGGTAAGATCGGAAGCTGGTCACAAAGTAATAACTAAAAATACAAGTACAGGTGCAATTTCAGAACATGCAACTTTAAATAGTGTAGCAACTGGTGATGTTTCAAGCAATTCAGCAGGTTCACTTTTGTTAAATGCAGCAGCTACTAACACATCAACTTTACAAACATATCAAGCAACAATCACTGTAGCTAACGGTGCAACAACTGGTAAAGAGGCATCAATAGGTATGCCTGCAAACTTTATCCCTATGTGTGTTGCTCTTAACGTAACTACAGCATCAACAAACAACGTCAACTTAGTTGATATCGGTGATGATGGTGATACAGATTCATACACTGACGGCATTGCTGTAGCAGTAAACTCTACTGGTTTCAAAGGTGTCTTTGGTTGTAATGGTGTCAGAGGTATTACAGGATTAACAGGTGCAACTACAACTGCTGATGAAGTAGAAGTAGTAGTAAGTGGAGATCCGGGTAGTGCTACTGTAATCAGATTAACTTTTGTTGGTTTAGTACTAGCATAAACTAATTCGTGGGGCTTCGGCCCCACACTTATCAATAGGAGATAATATGAGTGATGTAAAAGCAAGCACAGCATTAACGTCAGATGGAAGACTACAAGGTTCCGTTGCTGGTAGTAATGCTAACCTTGGTCCAATAAGAATAAAATCAATTCAATGTCAATCAAGTGCGGCTGATGGTGAAGTAAAAATTTATGATAATACTTCTGCGGCTGGTGTGATTAAAATTCATTTAAAATGGGGTACAGCAGCGAATGAACCTTTGACTATGAATTTTGACGGAGATGGTGTAAGATTCGAAACAGCAGCTTTTGTTGACGTAACTAACTGCGACTTTGTAGTAGCTTACTATAACTAAAAATGATATCGAGGTCTTCGATGCCGAAACAATTAACAGGTGGTCAAAAAAAGACCATGAAAAAACATTCTAAACACCATACAAAAAAGCATATGGCTTCTATGACAAAAGCTATGAAAAAAGGTAAAACTTTTACACAAGCGCATAAGAAGGCAATGAAAAAAGTAGGTAGGTAATGGCAACGTCCGGAACTAATACTTTTAATCTAGACGTTGATCAAGTTATTGAAGAAGCATTTGAAAGATGTGGAATCAATTCTAGATCTGGTTATGATTTAAAAAGCGCAAGACGTTCTTTAAATATAATGTTAGCTGAATGGGCTAACAGAGGCATTAATCTTTGGACTGTTGAGCTTAGAACAAAAACACTAACTGGTAGTACAACTAGTTACACTTTAGATTCAGATTTAGTTGATATACTAGAAGCTGTTTTATTTACAACTAGTGATACAACAACTGATATAGAAGTTGATCGTATTAGTCGTGCAGAGTATTTAAATATATCTAATAAAACTACAGAGGGAAAACCTGTGCAGTATTTTTTAGAAAGAGGAGCGTCTACTCCAACACTATATCTTTATCCAACACCAGATGGTGCACATACATTTAAGTATTATGGTCTAACCAAGATACAAGATGCAGGTAACTATGAAAATGAAATAGAAGTTCCTACAAGATTTTTACCATGTTTAACTTCTGGTTTAGCTTATTACACTTCTGTAAAAAAAGCTCCAGAGAGAACACCTTTACTAAAACAATTATACGAAGAAGAGTGGCAACGTGCTTCGGAAGAAGATAGACCACGTTCTAGTTTCTTTGCTACACCACAGAGAGGGTATATCTAATGGCTCACGCTTCTGGTAAATATGCAAAAGCAATATCTGATCGTAGTGGTATGGAGTTTCCTTACAAAGAGATGGTTAAAGAATGGAATGGTTCTTTAGTTCACAAGTCTGAGTTTGAAGCAAAACATCCACAACTTGAAAGACAAAAACATGCGGCTGATGCACAAAGTTTACAAGATTCTAGACCAGATAGATTAGAACCTACAACTGTTTTTGTAGGAGGAGCAGGATTTTTTGAACACAACGACAGTATGCAGATAAGTAATAAGAAACCACCATTTGTTGGTTTAACAGTAGGTAGAGTAACAGTGAGTGTATCATAATGACAACATATACAGAATTAACACAACAAATATTAGACTACACAGAAGTTAGTACAGATGTGCTAACAGCTACAAGAACAAATGATTTTATTGAACACGCAGAAAACAGAATATTTAGAGATGTAGATTTAGATGTATTTAAATCTCATCAAACAGCAAATCTTGTAACAGATAATGCTTTCTTATCCTTACCGGGTGGTAGTACACCAACTCCGACGTCTCTTGGTACAATAAGAACAATGCAGATTTTTCCTGCCTCTGGAACGCCAACAAGAAGTTTTCTCGAACAAAGAGATATTAGTTACATGAATGAATATTGGCCAGATAGAACATCAACAGGCACACCCAGATATTGGGCTTGGTGGGATCATAATTCGATTTATGTTGCACCGACGCCGGATTCAGCGTATAACGTTGAATTAGGAATTACTAGATTACCAACAAGACTCTCTAGTAGTAACGCAACCTCTTGGTTGGGTAATAATGCACCGTCATTGTTACTGTATGGATGTCTTGCAGAAGCCTTCAAATTCTTGAAGGGACCAGCAGAAATGCTGCAATTATATGAACAATCATATCAACGTGCTCTTCAAGAGCTTGTCATAGAACAGCAAGGAAGACATCGAAGAGATGAATATATGCATGGGGCGTTAAGAACTCCTCTGCAATCACAGAACCCATAGGAGGATAAAACATGGCAATAACTCAAGCTGTATGCACAAGTTTTAAACAAGAATTACTAGTAGGTACGCATAATTTTACAGCTACCAGTGGTGATACTTTTAAAATAGCACTTTACACAAGTTCTGCTTCTTTGGATGCAACCACAACTGCTTATTCAAGTTCTAACGAGGTATCAAACTCTGGAACTTACACTGCTACAGGCGGAACACTAACAAGTGTAACTCCAACTACTAGTGGTACTACTGCAATTGCTGATTTCGCTGATATATCTTTTACATCAGCTACTATCACTGCAAGAGGAGCATTAATTTACAATAGTTCAGACTCTAATAAAGCTGTCGCTGTTTTAGATTTCGGTGGAGATAAGACATCTACAAGTGGAACATTTACAATTCAGTTTCCAGCAGCCGATGCAAGTAACGCTATACTGCGATTAGCATAGGAGAAAATAAATGGCTTTAGTCATTAATGATCGTGTAAAAGAAACTACTACCACGACTGGTACAGGCGCTGTATCTCTTGCTGGTGCAGTAACTGGTTTTGAAACTTTCGCTGCTGGTGTAGGTAATAGTAATACAACGTATTATTGTATTGCTCACCAAGATCAAGCAGAGTTTGAAGTTGGTTTAGGAACACTAGATGGTGATAGTTCTGATCTTACACGTACAACCGTAATATCCTCTTCCAATAGTGATAGCGCTGTTGATTTTAGCGCTGGAACAAAAGATGTATTTTGTACAGTCCCAGCAAGTAAATTAATATTTGAAGATGCAGACAATGATGTAACAATAGGTCGTAACCTAACTGTCACTGGTGATTTAACAATTTCTGGTGATGATTTAACTCTAACAACTAACACTAGTGGTGCGGCTCTTATCAGTGATGGAACAAACTTTAATCCTGTTGCTATATCTGGTGACATAACTATAGGAACAACTGGAACAGCAGCTATTGGTTCTGGTGTTGTTGTAAATGCGGATATTAATAGTTCTGCCGCAATAGCAATGTCTAAAACTGCTTTTACAGCAGGAACAGGTGTATCATTATCTACCAACACATTAAGTGTAGACGCAGCACAAACAGGTATTACATCAATTTTAGCAACAGATGTTAAAATTGGTGAAGATGATCAAACAAAAATAGATTTTGAAACAGCAGACGAAATACATTTCTATGCTGCAAATGCTGAACAAGTATTTGTATCAGACGGAGTATTTGGTCCACAAACAGATAGTGATGTTGACCTAGGAACTAACTCTGTAAGATTTAAGGATGCTTACGTTGACTCAGTTACAGTAACTGGTGATGTAAGTGTTGGTGATGATCTTACTGTAGAGGGCGGTGTTATTGATGTTAAAAATACAGGAGCACAATCCGTAGTAAGATTTTATTGTGAGTCATCAAATGCTCACTATGCACAAATACAAGCTCCGGCACACTCAGCTTTTTCTGGTAACACAACATTAACTTTACCAGCAACAACAGACACAATTGCAGGTATAGCTGCAACTCAAAGTTTTACAAATAAAACAATTACAAATGCAAACAACACTGTCGGTCTAGCGACATTAGACATTGATGGAGGCACAGACATCGGAGCCGCACTAGCGGATGCTGATTTAATAATAGTAGATGATGGTGCAGGTGGCACAAACAGAAAGGCTACTTTAACAAGGCTTAAAACTTATTTAACAAGTGCAGGATTTTCTACAGAGGACCCTACGGCTCTTGCAATCGCGCTCGGTTAATAATATAATAGGAGGATAAATGGCTAATACTTTTAAAGTTGTAACTAAAGCAAATGTTACCAGTGCTGATGT